GAGAGGATAACTATGAAGAAAGTAGAGATTAAAATAATAGAGCCAAGTTTATTTGACCACACTGACCCACACATACTACCAGAGTATGCTACTGTAGGTTCAGCTGGTTTAGACTTACGGTCAGCGGAAGATTATGAGTTGGCTCCAGGAGAGTCGCATACATACCGTACAGGGTTGGCTATGTACTTAGGTGACTTTGAACTTTGTGGTATGCTTGTACCTCGTTCTAGTTTAGGTATTAAAAAGATACACTTAACTAATACGCTAGGGATTATTGACGCAGACTATCAAGGGGAACTAATGGTTCCATTAACTAATAATGGCGAAGATAATATTCTTATAGAGAAAAGTCAAAGGATAGCACAGTTAGTTATAGTGCCTGTGGTTCAGGTGCTGTGGCAACCTGTGTTAGATTTCAGTAGTATCACTATGCGCAGCATTGGTGGTTTCGGTAGCACAGGTACGAAGTAGTTATGAGAAGAGCAACAAGTAATTTAGAACATAATTTTAAATCAGGTGCTAGGGGTAAGAAAACTTCTATCGGTTTCGGTAACATAGGTACTAGCACTATGAATAAAAGTAAAAAACGTATGCGAGGCAAATCTGCATACAGGGGGCAAGGTAAATGAAAATATATATACCAACAAGAGGCAGACCGTTTAATCAAGAAACCCTCAAATGGTTTAATGGAGAAATGAAAAGTAATGGGGAAGTTGTTTTAGTAGTTGACCCAGACGAAGAGGAAAAGTATGACCACTGGGCAAGTACCCCTAAGATGGTTGTACCTGAAGACTGTATAGGTATTGGTCCAAAGCGTAAATACATTGTAGAAAATACAGATGACCCACACATAGTTATGTTAGATGATGACTTACGTTTTTATATTCGTAAAAGTCCAACTGACTGGCATTTAAGATATTTAGAAACTCATGAGTACCCAGCATTATTTGGCTTGCTTGATGAGTGGATGGATCAAGGGTATGCTCATGTAGGGGTTAGTGCTAGAGAGGGTAATAATAGGGTAGAAGAACTATCTGTAGAAAACACACGGTATATGCGAGCATTAGGCTATAACTTAAAAGAATTTCCTAGTGATGTTGAGTGGGGTAGGACTCGGGTTATGGAGGACTTTGATATATCTTTACAGCTCCTTAGGAGAGGTAAAGCGTGTAAGGTCAGCTACTACTACGCTCAAGGACAAAAGTCCTCTAACGCTGACGGTGGCTGTAGTGAGTGGAGAACTATTGACGTACATAATGAGGGAGCTCAAAGGCTTCATGAACTTCACCCTACGTGTGTTAAGATAGTAGAGAAACAAACTAAAACTGCGTGGAACGGTTTACCACGTAAAGATGTAATCATAGGTTGGAAAAAAGCCTACAAAGAAGGAGTAGAGAATGCAGGTAATTGAGGTAAGAAACGTTCATGACGCTTTAGTGCGTGGTATGGATTTATTACAGATAGAAGACTTCAAGAACGAGAGTAGGAACGGTAGGGTGTATCAAGCAAAAACTCCAGTAACTACAGTTTATGAAAGACCCAAAGAAAGAGTTTTGTTTTGGGCTGAACGAGACGCTAACCCATTCTTCCATTTTATGGAAGGTCTATGGATGCTTGACGGTCGTAATGATTTAGAGTTTGTAAAACACTTTGCTAAAAGTATGGAAAATTATAGTGATGATGGTAAAAGCCTTTGGGGAGCATATGGTTGGAGATGGCGTAGTTATTTTGGCTACGATCAACTAAGAGTCATTATAGAGAGACTAAAGAAAGATGGCGAAGATAGACGTTCTGTATTACAGATGTGGGACGCTGAAAATGATTTAGGCAGAGACGGTAAAGATGTGCCTTGTAACACTTCTATATATTTTAAAGAAGATACTACAGGTTGTTTACAGATGACGGTCAGTAATAGATCTAACGATATTATCTGGGGTGCTTACGGTGCTAACGCAGTACACATGTCTATGCTTCATGAATATATGGCTTCTAACATTGGCATACCTGTTGGTAGGTATTATCAAATTAGTGATAACTTTCATGCGTACGAAGAGTTGTTTGATAAATTACTAGATAAATTAATTGGCAGAGATGCTTTAGATTTCTATACACAAAGAACAGCTATGAAAAATAATCCATATCTTAGAGGAGAAGTTGCACCATATCCTATGATAAACGTTAGCCCAGATTTATGGGACATAGACTTAGTTAATTTTTTAGATAGAGTACCTTTTGAAGACGTAGACTTTAACGATAGATTTTTTACAGAGGTTGCTGTACCAATGCAAGATGCTTTTTGGTTACATAAGTTAGGTAAGACAGAAGAAGCTATAATAGAAATACAAGAATGTGCTGCTACAGATTGGCGTAAGGCATGTTTTGAATGGTTAGATAGAAGACTAAATAAATAAGGAGATAACATGATACCTCAATGGTCGTATAGCAGATTAAGTTGCTTTGAAAAATGTCCCAAACAAGCAGAATTTAAATTTATTAAAAAGATAAAAGAACCTGGAAGCGCAGCAATGGATAGAGGTAAAGATATCCATAAACTATGTGAAGATTTTATAAGAGGTAGTATAGAAGAGATACCTGCTCAGCTACAAGACTTTGAAGATGCCTTTGTATTGCTCAAAGATTTATATCTACATGGTCACGTTATTTGTGAGAGTGATTGGGCGATAGATAAAAACTGGGAAAAGACGGGTTGGTTTGAAGACGATACTTGGGGTAGAGCAAAAGTAGATGCTTTTGTATACGAGGAAGGTATCAGTAAAGAGGCTAGAGTTATTGACTTTAAAACAGGTAGATACGACGGTAACCAAGAAGTACACAGAGAACAGTGTGAGCTTTACGGTGCTATAGCTTTAAGTCGTTACCCTGAACTAGAAAGTATAACTACAGAGATGTGGTATCTAGATCATGGTAAGATTGACCGCTATATCTATACACCAGAAAGTATTAAAGTAAAACAAGAAAGGTTAAACCTAAGAGCTATTGCTATGACTACAGCAGAAGAGTTTCCAGCTAACCCATCTACATTTAAGTGTAAGTGGTGTTATTTTGGAAAACAGAATATGTGTAGAGAGGCAGCAGTATGACACAAATGATTATGGAGTTTTTAAAACCAGAAACTGAGTGGCGACCACCATCTTCTTTTCCTGATTTGACTAATCAAAAAGAGATAGCTATTGATTTAGAAACTTGTGATCCGTGGCTGAGGTCTCATGGTCCAGGATGGGCTTGTAAAGATAGGGGCTATATTATAGGTATAGCTGTAGCAACGGAAGGGTGGCGTGGATATTTTCCCGTGGCTCATACTACTGGAGCTAATCTAGATAAGGGTGTGGTTCGTAGGTGGCTACAGAAACAGTTAGATGCACCAAACGCTAAGATATTCCATAATGCTCAGTATGATGTAGGTTGGTTGAAAGCAGAAGGATATACCATCAACGGTGAGATACACGATACTATGATGGCTGCTCCGTTACTGAATGAAAACGAATATAGTTACTCTCTTAATAGTCTAGGTAAGATGTATCTTGATGAGGTAAAAGATGAAACTATGCTTACAGAAGCTGCACAAATATTCGGAGTTGACCCTAAGTCTGAGATGTATAAACTAGCTCCTGAATATGTAGGCATGTACGCAGAGCAAGATGCTGACCTTACTTATAGACTTTGGCAAATATTAAAGAAAGGTATTAGCGAAGACAATATAACTGAGATTTATAATCTAGAGCGTTCATTATTACCTGTGCTTATAGACATGAGATCAAAAGGTGTACGCATAGATACAGATAAAGCACAACAAGTAAAACAGCAACTTAAAAAAGATGAAGATAAAGTAATCAAAGAGATTAAAAACTGGTATGGTATAGCACCTGACTTATGGGCAGCACAATCTTTAGCACAAGTGTTCGATAGGGCAGGTCTTGAATATCCTAAGACACCTAAAACACAAGCCCCTAGTTTTGTAGCTAACTGGTTAGAGGCTCACGATCATAAACTGCCTATGGCTATAGCTAAAGCTAGAAAGCTTAACAAAGCTAGAACTACGTTTATAGATAAAATGATATTAGAGCATTTAGTTGACGGTAGAATCCACGGAGAGTTACACCCTCTGAGGTCCGATAGTGGTGGCACAGTAACAGGCAGGTTTAGTTGTAGTAACCCAAACCTTCAACAAGTACCAGCTAGAGATCCTATGATAGGTAATTTAATAAGATCATTATTTATACCAGAAGAAGGTAAACACTGGGGATGCTTTGACTACTCTCAACAAGAGCCTAGACTTACCGTGCACTATTCTGTACTAACTCAACAGGATGGGGCAGAAGAAGCAGCACTAGACTATCACGACGACGACGCAGACTTTCATCAGATAGTAGCAGACATGGCTAACATAAGCCGTAAGGAAGCCAAAATTATTAATCTAGGATTAAGTTACGGTATGGGTAAAGATAAGCTAACAACTCAATTAGGTATCAGTAATGAAGAAGCCGAAATACTGTTTGATCAGTATCATGAACGAGTACCTTTTATCCGTGGCTTGCGTGACTCTGCTGCTCGTCAAGGAGCTAATAGGGGTTATGTCAAAACTATTTTAGGTCGTAAGTGTAGGTTTAATTTGTATGAGCCTCACGATAGAAGAGAGCTACCGCTACCCTTTGATAAAGCTATGGATGAATATGGCGGTAGACTAAAAAGAGCGTACACCTATAAAGCTATGAATAAACTTATACAAGGATCAGCTGCAGATATGACAAAGCAAGCTATGCTTGATCTATACAGTGAAGGGTTACTAGCCCATACTCAAGTACACGATGAACTTAATATATCTGTAACTGATAAGAAAGAATGTGAAAAGGTTGTAGAAATAATGAGAGACTGTGTAGAACTAAAAGTACCTAATAAAGTAGACGCAGAGATTGGTCCAAGCTGGGGCAACGTTACAGACTATAGAGAATATTTTAAATGATAAAAGGTTTTACCTGTGGTTGTTTTGATTTGCTACATGCTGGTCATATAGTTATGCTAAAAGAAACAAAAGAAAATTGTGATTATTTGATTGTTGGACTACAAACAGATCCATCAATCGATAGACAAGAAAAGAATCCACCTGTGCAATCTGTTTACGAAAGGTTTGTTCAATTAAACGCAGTTAAATATATTGATGAGATAATACCCTACGACACTGAAGAAAGCCTTATAGATCTTTTAGAGTCTACACCTATTGATATTAGATTTGTAGGTGAAGATTACAAAAACATAAGTTTTACAGGCGAAGGTCTGCACGAGACTTTCTACACAAGTAGAAAACATTCATTCAGTACAAGTGGTTTAAGGAGAAGAGTATCCAATGAAGAAAGCTGAGCTAAAAGATATATACTTTAATATTTATATGACCTATACAAACAGTTATACAACGCTTGAAGATATAGGTTACAAGTATGACATATCAAAACAACGAGTGTGGCAGATAATACGCTACTGTAAACTTGGTGGTGGTAATTACTACAAAGGTTTAGAAACATACAATACAGCACACAAAAAGATGAAAGATACTTTTAAAGATCAAGGTTCTAAAGCAGTTAATGAAGCTATGAGGAATTGGTTAGAATCAGAAGGTGTTAGATTAATAAAAACAAAACATGGGTAAAATAAATTCAAGAAATAAAGGTGCTTCTTTTGAGCGTGAAGTAGCTAAACACATAAACAACTTTTTTGATGAAATAGGTTATGACTATAAAGTCAAACGTAATCTAGAACAGTATCAAGAAAAAGATTTGGGTGACCTAAACATACCTAATCACACTATTGAGTGTAAACGATATGCCAACGGTAACTGGTACAAAGAAGAATGGTGGAAACAAGTGTGTGACTCTTGCGGAGACACTATCCCTGTTCTGATATGGAAATACAATCACCAACCAATAAGGGTGTGTGTTCCTCTGTGGTCTATGAGTTCAGAGTGGGGTAAAGATAATTCAGTTACAGTAGTCGTTACATTTGATAACTGGTTAAATTATGAACTTGCCTATAATCTTTAAGATTATGCTTTTATCCTTAACGCTTTTATATAAAGTAGTACCTATGTTTAGTAATTATACGAAGACATTTATAGAAAGGAGAAAGATATGGCTGATGCTGTAGAAACGATGGCTTATGCTGGGGAAACCCCTTGGCATGGTCTAGGTGTACAGGTTGAAGATAACCTAACACCACAAGAGATGCTTGTTGCTGCTGGACTTGACTGGACAGTAAGTAAAAGGCATTTATTTACCCACGCTGACGCAGACGTAAACGCTAGTGATGATATCATTGGTGTAGAAAATTACTCTGTGCTAGTCCGTGATAGTGATAACAAGACCTTTGGTCCATGTGGTCCAAGGTTTGTCCCTAGTCAAAACTCAGAGGCTTTTGAGTTTTTCAAAAAGTTTACTGACGCTGGACACATGAAAATGGAAACTGCTGGGTCACTGAAAGGTGGTGAGCAGGTTTGGGGTTTAGCTAATGTCAGTAAAGACTTTACGCTTCCTGGTGATGACCGTGTACTAGGTTACTTATTAGTAAACGTGTCTCATAAATGGGGTAAGTCTAACGAGATTAGGTTTACACCTATCAGGGTGGTTTGTAATAATACGTTGACCATGGCTCTGTCTGACAAACGTACTGCTGGTTTTAAGATGCCTCATGTTAAGGCTCTTGACCATCAAGTGTTTGCTTCTGCAGAGGAAGCTTTGGGTCTAGCTGGTAACCGCATGGAGGAGTTTAAGCAGAGTGCTGAGTTTCTTAGTGGTAAACGCTTTAAGAAAGACTCAGTGGTTAATTACATTGCTGACCTGTTTCAACCTGAGTTACTCGTAGCTCAAGCTGAGATAGAAAAAATGAGTAATGTCAAAGCGATAGCAACACGTCAATCTATGGTTGATGAGTTTAAACGCATACCATCTTTGGTACACCAAGCGATTGAGGAACAGCCAGGAGCTAACCTTAAATCATCTAAGGGTACGTGGTGGGGTGCTATGAATGCTGTTACTTTCGTAGTTGACCATAAGTGGGGTCATGATCGTGACGCGTCTTTACATAATGCTTGGTTTGGTGGTCGTGCTTCGTTGAAGCAGAAAGCTATGACTAAAGCTATTGAGTACGCTAACGTTGCATAACTGTGTATGGAACGGTGTTTCATAGCACCGTTCCTTTACACTATCTTAATCATAACTAAACTAAAGCTATGAAATTAACTGAATTAAAAGACGTGAAGGTTATCGCCTTTGTCAATAACACACCTGATGGTCCAGATTATAAAAGAGCTGTTATCACAACAGTTGGAGAAGTACATAAAATAAAAGGTGGCTCACCTTTGTTATACGACCCTGATAGATTTAGTGGTCGTACTTGGTTAAACGCAGAAAAACATTTTATGCTGTATAACATGTACAGTAAAAAGAAATTAAAAGAACATGCTAAACTTAATGGCGATAGGCAAAAAATGTCTCATCAACTATGGCAATTAATAAACCCTCATGCTGTTAAACCAGCAGAGAAAGATATGACTGGAGCGGTTATAGAAACACCTGAGAAAAAATCTAAAGTAGAAAAGAACACACCTGTAAAAGCAAACTCAATAGTAAACGAAAATAGTATTATTCAAGCTACAGGTAAAGAAGCTAAGTCTGAGAAAAACGCAGCACGTCATAGGCTGTATAAGAAAGCAAAAGTAAAAACATTATTAAGCAAGAACACTATAAAACTTGCTGATATAAAGTATGATATCAAGTCTGGTTATGCGGAAATAGTGGGCTAAATGCAGCCCCTTAGAGCGTTGAAAATAATAACCTATACTTAGGTATACCCTAGCTAAAAACAATTAAATGGAGCCCTTATGCAAACCCCTCCGTACCTGATTAAAAACTTTTTACTTACTATCAAAGCTGAGTGGATGCTAGATAAAACTACTCTTGAGTTAACTAAAGACTCTATGAAAAGTTTACAAGAGTTTCAGTTAAGTGATGGTCAAGGTGATGTAAAAAACGTATTACAAGACTACGTCACTAATCATGGTCATGATATATATTCCGTGCCTTTATTTACACAAGAGTTTTGTGACACTATGTTAGATGAAATAGAGAATATGAAACAACATTTGGCTTTTGAGCCTAACACAGATGAAGATGAACTCAGGCAAATACCAGAAATAGTACTGCACGAAAAAGCACCAGAACTATTTAACTCGATGCTTGGCGTAGTTTTTAATGTCATGAACCCTATATTTATGTCCGTATGGCAACGCTACAGTAATGCTGCTGCAACTATACAGATTGCGAACTATAACGTAAAAGATAAAAAGCAAGGTGCGTGGCACCATGACCAGACTGCAGATATTAGTATGGTTGTACCATTAAACACTGGAGATTATAAAGGTGGGGGAACTGAGTTTCATGGTCGTACTACTGTAGAACCGTTACCGAATGGGCATGCTTTATTTTTTCCTAGTTTTACACACATGCACCGTGGCTTACCAGTTGATGAAGACGGTGACCGTTACTTGCTTGTGTTTTGGTTGTACGGTGGTGGTAATGATTAGCTTTACACTGAATTAGAAGTAAACTAAAGTATATGTTTAAATAAATAAAAAGGTGATTAATGTTTAGTAAAGATTATAGAAAAGTTATCTGGCAAGACATAGAACTTATTAATAAGTTTGCAGAAAAACATGGATACAACCGTCAGGTTGATATAGATAAACTTAAAACAGATCTAAAAAAGGCAATAGAATCAATGGGTTACAAAGACTTTGATTCAATAGTTTTTGTAGCAAGTGCACTTTTATTACATCAACATAAAAGCGGTGAAGAGTGTGAACCACACATGAGAATTAGTATATTTCTGCCAGACCTTGGCTCAGCTATAATTGACTGTGACCTTGATATTTGGAGATCCTTAGAAACTATCGACAAAGATTTAGTACCAAGCATACATTAAAATATGAAAATATCCTCTTTTGAAAAAGGTGAACCTATACCTGAAATTATGCCTCGTAATAATAAGTACAACCTACACCTTATGGAAGTAGGTCAACACTTTACCGTAGAAGATTACTGGAATTCTGATAATATACAAAAACTCAGAGTAGCTATATCTAATTACGGTAGAAGAAATAATAAAAAGTTTGTCACTCGTAAAATAGAAGACGAGGGTGATTATAAATTACGTGTGTGGAGAGAATTTTGAGTAAGAAACTAACCCCTAAACAAGAAAAGTTTGCACAAAACGTAGCGAAGGGTATGAAGAAAAAAGACGCTGCAAAAGAAGCTGGCTACAGTGAGAAAAATGCAGGTCGTGCTGGTACTATGTTAACCAGTGACGCAAACCCTATAGTCAAAGACCGTATTCATCAACTACAGACTAAAGCTGCAGATAAAGCTGAGCTCACGCTGGGTAACCATTTAGTAGATCTCAAAGAGATACGTGACGGTGCTATGCGTAATGGTGCGTGGTCTGCTGCGGTGACTGCCGAAGTGGCAAGAGGTAAAGCAGCAGGTCTTTATGTAAACCGCAGTGAGCTAACTGTGAACAGAGTAGACAGCATGTCAAAAGAAGAAGTGCTAGAACGTATGCAACAACTCTACTATGAAACAGGTGGCATCCTACCTCAAGGCAAGGTTATAGAAGGAGAATACGAAGAGCATTAACCTTTGCCTTTCTTCCTAAACTTATACTTTACTTTCCTTTACTTCTAACCTATGCTTTAAGGGTTAAGTAATTAACTATGTGTGGCTAGGTGCTCGACCTAGGAAAGGTAAAGATAAAACTGCGAGCTCTTTACCCTAGTCACACACTTTATAGGAGAATTATTATGGAAGAATTTGAATATTGTAACGGTGACACGTACGAAGAAAACTTTGACAGGTGGTACGCTATGAACTGTAGGGAGAGAGCAGACCATAACGAGGAGATATATTCTAAGAAAGAAGGTCTTGAAGTTTTTAAGAAAATGCACCGTGGTTCGTTAGCACACACTATACGAATCAATGCTAAAGGTTTGCTAGAGGATGTACTCATTAAAGAGTAAAAGTTTTAAAGCGTGGGGTCTTCCTACGAGCTACGGTTTCTCCAGGTGGCGCAATCGAGATAAAATGTGTGTGACGCTGTTGACACCACGCAATGCAGGTTTTATTGATACCTGCTTTCATAAGACTCAGCTAATTTTATCACTGGAGAACTTTCCCCATGAGTAGAAGTTGTGTGTACTGTGGCGACCCATTACCTGAAGTCATAACTAGGAGCAATTATTGTTCGGACTGGTGTTTTAAAGAAGCTCAATATTCCCGTAATAGAAATGAATACAGCGTAGGCAGTATAGGTTGGCGTGAGGGCTTACTTAAAAAAGATGGTATGCCTGAGATGCGTGTTGACCCTGATATACTGGCTCAAGCTGAGCTCTACGCAGATTGTGCAGAAGAAGATAATAATGGATTCACCGCTTTTATACAAGAAGACACGGAAGATTTACATATGTTATTACGCAGTGAGTATGCTTTAGCGGATGCTAGGTACGAAAAGAGAGCTAAAGCAAGATACAGTGGTAAAAATTATTGGGAAGCAAAAGTTTTAAAAAATTATCACAGAAAGAAAGCAGGGGCACCTAAACTACAAAGTATTCGTTACCATAATTTTGAACGTAAGATAGAACGCTGGCATCAAGAAAAGCGTGGAGAAGTTGTCAGAGCTAGACCGATCACAGAAGCAGACGTAGAAGATCGAGGTTTCGTTAGTATGTCCCCACGTAAAACAAAAAGCGGGAAGTTAGTTTCAGATATATTAGATGCTCTACACAAAAAGAAAGCTGCATGTTAAGAATAACCGCAAGAATCCTAAGCATTGAGTAAGTTCTAAGGTAAGCTAAAAGCCGTTATATAAATAAGGAGAAAATATGCCGAATCATTGTTATAATACTGTGGCGATCACTTCCACAGCTGAGGATATCGAAAACATAAAAGGTAAACTCAAAAGTGATATATCTCATTTTGATTTTAATACACTTATACCTATGCCACCTGAGATAGCAGATACAGCTATGATGGGTGCTAAAGGTGAGGAGTTTTATTACTCTCAAAAAGAGTGGCACGAGTACGTGCAAGATAGACAGGATGAAAATATCTTTGGACCAATACCTGATATTGACTGGGTTTTTGATAATGCTATTGATGACTTTACATTACGTAGAAGAGTAAAAGACCACGACAGTTGCTGGTGGTATGACTTTGCTTGTCTACATTGGGGTACTAAATGGAACGCTTATGATATTGAGTATAGGCAGTTTGTCACCCCTAATAAACAAACTAAGATTATATATAAGTTTACGACTGCATGGGCAGAGCCGAGACCTGTTATAAATAAGTTGATTCAATATCTTTGTCAGCCTGAGTTTAGTCAAGACTTAGACCTACGCTGGAAGTTTGAGGAAGAGGCTGAGCATTTCAAGGGTGTTATCACTAAGGAAGATGAAGTTTAAAGTTATCAGCTTCGATAATATACAAGAAGCTAAAACGTTTTTAGATGTATACTTCCCTCACCGAGAAAAAGAAGGTGAGGGATTGTACTTAATTGATGGTAATCAGGCTATCGTTGTGAGTGGTAAAAATGTACTTTTTATTTACCAATCATCCTAGTGATGGGCTTAGTTCTAAGTAAACTTGATAGGGTAAATTAATTATAGGAGAAAATATGTCAGAAAAAGTAAAAATCATCCAAGACTGGGATTTAATAGACAGGTTGTTAAAAGAAATAGAAGAAGCTAAGGAGGAATCAAATGTCGACGAGAAGTAATATAGTTTTGCTCAGAGAAAATGGTTCGTGTAGTGCTGTGTATTGTCACTATGACGGCTACTTAGAGCA